TTTACACCAACGATAGATTCTTCGCCTGCCACTTTTACACGAATGCCGACCAAGTCGCCTTCTTCGTCAAGTGCCAAGGTAGAGTCATCTACGCCAAGAACAGATGCCCAAGTGACATCATCAGAGCCTCCGGCTTTGTCCTGTTCCGGTTCATCTGATTCACCTTCGGTGTCATCAGAACCAGAGTCTGACTGCTCAAGCTCATCTTCATCTTCGTCAATCAAAAGATTGGCGATTTCATCTACAGGATCGACGCTCGCCTGTTCGGTAGAGTTAGTCTCAGCCATTAGTTAATACCTTTAGAAGCTGTATGGTTAATTTCAATGCTTGCCAATTTACCTGACTCAATATCTTGCACCATTGAAGACTCAAGGGCAGTTAAGGCGTCGGATAAATACTTTATGCTCATTAGTTCTTCTGGGTCATTGGCGCAGTGAACAAATGCTTCAAATAGGTTCTGCCGTCTTGTTTCAACGTAATCTTTGAAATAGGCAGTGTATGCGTCCTGAGCAATACGTGACTTGCGTATCTGCTCAATTAGTTCTTCTTTATTCATCTTCTACCTCGGGCTTAGTGGCTTCATAATCAGCGCGGTCTTCTTGCCTATCAGCACGGTCTTCTTGGCGTGCTTTAGTCTGTTCACCAGACATTAACTGGCGATTGGCAAGCATGTTTTGATCTTCTTGAGACTTTGCCTGCGTCTCGATCTTAGTTAACTCAAGGGCGGCTTTGGTATCAATTTCGTACCGTTTAAGGAGCCGGTCTGCATCTTTGGCCGCAGCCTCAGCATCTTTTGTAGCCAAGGTGAGTCGGCCTTTAAGCTCTTCAATTTGACCCTTAAGAAGTACATTTTGCTGTTCTGCCTGGGCTTTCTGCAGCTCAGCCTGCGCTAACTGAACTTGCGCTTGAACAGTCTGCATTTGCAATTGCTGCTGCATTTGTTCTTGCTGTGCAGCTTGCTCTTTCTGTTGTTGATCAAACTGCTGCCCTTCAGGCGCAGATGGATCCATGAAGTAGTTAGCTGCAGTTATCAGTCCAGACCACTTACAGTAGTCGTTTAGTGTGTTATACACTTTTGCGGGGTGCACAAGTCCTTGCCCTGGCATTTGTGCAATCTGTGATTGAATCTGCAGCAGTGACGTAATTGCCTGTATTTGTGCTTTACGGTTACCTGAACCGGTGCCTACACGAACAGTCGTGCCACTCCTTGGTTGCCACTCTACGGGATTGACTTGCATCCATTGACCCCTGTATTCGTACGGCACAGTATCTTGATGCCTTATCAAGAGATCGCGTACTTTAATGCAGAGTGGCTTTATACCTGTTTCAGCAATAACTCTAACAATCAAACCGACTAGTTCTTCTTTATTGCTAAGCAGCATCTCAACGCCTTCTGAGCCAACTCGCTCACCTATGCGTTGAGGCGTCACTTCGCCCTCAGGTGCCACGCCTGTTCTACCAGCACGAACACCATCTAGGTACTGCATTAAAGAAAAAGCGCCCTGATCCAAGGAGGGGGTAACCAAGGGAGAGAGGGCATCAATACGCTTTGTACGTACAATACCACCAGGGCGTGAAAGGAGGAGATCGTCCAGATTGACCTGCCCTTCGACAACTAAGGTACGTTGATTGTTCTGTAGGTAAAAGTTATCTAAGATGTTACGGAAAAGAGATGTCTTGGCATCCTGTAACTGCTTAAGTCTGTCATAGATAGACATTCCCTTAAACTTGTGCGACATCAAGATAGGCGTAGTCGCAACCCAAGGAGAGCAGTCTAATTCATCAATTGACAAGATATGCGTAGGCGACTCGTAGCCAGCTACAAGTATTTTGCAATACTCAGCAATACCATCACCATCGATGTCTATCTTCATATAGCACTCAGCAACGTCTATCTCACGAAGAGATGGATCCATGCTGTCTATATCTGTAATCGTGTGCTCACTTTGCGCAGCAAAACGGTAAGACGAACTGAAGTAAGAAGAAGAGGTGTTAAGCTCTTCTAGCACGTCTTCTGAGTACCCTTCTTCAAGTAACTCTGATGCGGTCTTACGGAACACATGGGCGGTAAAACGCGCAGTGTCAAGGTTAATAGAATTATGATCGTTATTAACCCTAAACTGCTCAATAGGCACAGACTCAATAACAACTTTTCCACTGGTGTTTTCAATAGTCAGTTTAAGGTTAACTGTACCGTCTTGATTTGGCTGTGCGTCATACGCCACAACATTTGGCGAGGAAAGCGCAGCAGCCACAGACTCAGTCGCCAGCCCGGAAAACTTACGAGTCGTAACTTGCTGCGTCTCCTCATAAAACACTTTGATCAATCCATTGTTCTGAATCAGTGCATCTTTAACAAACTGATGAAGTATAATGAAGCCATCATTTTGCTTCATCAGCACGTCATAGACAAACTCAGACTCAAGCTCGGCTTGCTGATAATCATTGGGGCCAAGGGGATCAAACGTGACCACTTCTTTATTTTCAGTAAAGGCGCGCATAATCTGCGGCATAATCCACTCTACTGAGTCAGCTACATCGGTAGAAATTACCTGTGAGCGCCCTTCAACTTCATCACCACGAAGCTGTCCAGTGTAGTAATTCAATGGCAATTCATCAATGGGCAGCTCATTAAGAGACAGCTCATTTTTGATGATTGACAGGATTGTGTCGTTGTCAATTGCCATTAAGCAATTCCTTTAATTTATTATACCCAATTGCTAACTGCATCTGCTGTGCAAACTGCTTAAGTCGCATTTGTTCATTGTATGGAATTGATGAAGCTGTATCAACATCTTCTATTCCTGCAAATGGACTTTTACCTTGAGTTACTCGTTGTTCAGCGTGTGAAATTGCCTTTTTCAAAATAGATAGGGGCAATGGATCATTACTACCTATACTTCGCAATTGTTCAACTTCATTGCGAGACAATGTTGGAACCAATGTCGGCACATCCATTTCTTTGCCGTTAATAGGAACACCAACACTATACTCTGTCATTACTCCGCCATCTGGGCGTTGAATTTCTCCTAAATACCCTGACCATTTATTAGTGCCATCTGAACGTTTTCCATAACTTTGTACCTTAAAATATGGGTGCAATCGCTGTAATTCTTTCAGCCAATCGTCCACTAGACAATAATCCTATTTGTCAAAGAGTAGTCTGGTTGCTTAGCTGAAAAACCGCCAATAACATTTTCCATGCCCAAAGCGCCAAGAGCGCCGTATTGAGCAGCATCACCAGGATGAGAATAACGATTCTTGTCTGGTACGTCTTGAAATCGCATTTCACCTGAGATTTGCAACCTCTTATACTTGTACCCACCAGCAAATGATTTACGTGTAACCTGCGCTTTAGGGAAGACACAGAACGCAGGCCGGCCAGTAAACGTCAACTGGAGCATCCTGTCAGCCAAGACGCCCTGCCTAATAATGAAGTCGTTTGTAGGTGCAGGCCAGACGTTGATACCCTGTGCCCATAAGACCTGAAAGGGCGTGCTTTCGTCAGTCTGAGAGCGAATATCCCCTGCTGGGTCACCATAGACCTCTATTTCGCAGTTTTTGTACTCAGCGTCAAGTTTTTGCTTAAGCAAGTGCCCAAACGTCTTGGCACCCATATCTTCACCGATTAGCTCATCGATGATCTGATACTGCCCATCAGGTGCAACTTGGGAAATAACTGCAGCAGGAGTTAGTCCAAAGTCAATACCGACGTAAATTTTACCATAAAGCGGCGCGGTCTTTTCAGAATGGTGTAGGTCATCCTGATACTCAGGGTACACAGGCTTGCCATCTGAAATAAAGCCGTATTTACCATGAACATAGACGTCAATCCACTCTTGGTTTTTACCAGCCATCATCCTTGTGTAGTACCCCTCCGGCAAGTTTTCGATATTCTCAGCCAAGGGAGATAAGCCAGACGGCTGCTTATAGAGCTTGAACCCGTCAGGGTTGTCCTCTTCAAAGAGCTTGTACCACCAGTGATCGGAATCCGGCGGGTTAGTGTCCATAATGACCCCAAACCAATTGGGTCCAGGACCATTGCGCTTAGAGGGGAACCTACCAACGCGGCCTTGAAGCATATCCAAGACAGGTTTAGGCACTTCCCTTGCTTCATTGATCCAGGCGCCTGTAAGCTCTAGTGAAAGGAGCTTTTTAACGTCATTAGGCCGGTCTAGTGCCCTGAACAAAAACTCAGCATTAGCTAACGACCCGTCACCAAGGGGATACTTGAATGTCCACATCATGTCCATTTGGCGGAACACCCCGAGCTGCTGCGGAAACCAGTCGAAGAAAGTCTTCATCGTGGTGTCAACAAGCTCTCGGTACGTATTACGTATGATAGCCCACCGAGTGTTCCTTATGCCGTCTTCATACGGCACCTGCTCACACGCCCTCCGCATCATTTCATTGGTGCACCCTACTGATTTACCAGAG